AGATCATCTCGCTCCAGGTCCTTAATAAATCTTGCACACGCTAAAATGATGTGCTTTCCTGCTATTCTCTTGCCTGTGAGGACTTCCTTGGCATAGCTGACAGCAATTTCTTTATAATCAGCTTTTAACTTAGCAGCCAATATCTTTTAACAAGTCCGAGAATCCGGCTTGCTTCTCCTTCAGTGCATCTTCATTTAACTTTTTGAGCCCAGCAGGAGTGAGCCCAAGATCTCGCCAATATCCCAAAGCAGACTTGTTCAGCTCATCCCAAAGGACCAGAGCTGGATTCTTGGACATATTGGTTGCTCCACCTTTGTTCGTGTACTCAACAACCGGCAGAGATCCTGATTCAATATACTGAGCCTCTGCTTCATCTCTTTTTTCTAAGATCGAAGCCAGGCTATCAATCACATGATCGAAGTAAGGCTGATATGTGCCTGCGTTTCGACAGGCCTTCTTGATTTTGTTCTTCCACTTCTTCTGCTCCATATCGACTGCACCTCATTTTTGAATCTTCTGCGAATTGGTTGATTTTTCACTGTTTTGTCCTCGTCAATATCAATAAAAAGTCAAAAATCCTATTTTTTTGACTTTTCCCTCTTCTCTGGTTATCCCCTTTGATCAAATTTTGGCTTGTATATATAAAAACCTAAACCACTGCCACCGACCGCAATTCTGTGCGGTATTTCGTAGGTGGGGCGGTGGTCTATCGATAATTTTTTCTAATAAAATTTTGCAAAATTTTATTTTTTAATTTTAAAATTTATTTTTGTTGCTTCTCGATGTCCTTCCACAGAACTTCGTCTTTGATTTCTTCCTTCTTGCCAAGATACCAATGATGCTTTCCATTGACCACGCATTTGAAGTGATACAGATTCATCACTTCTCCATTAACTAAGCAGCGATATGTTCCGTCTTTAGTTGGCCAACCTTCATGCCATCCGTTCTCCACTGTATCTATCCTCATGCTTTCTGTATCTATATCTATTCGTTGCCTCTGCCTTCTCAGGATGCAGCTTATTGTGGCAAGCTCTGCAGACTGAGATCAGATTATCATCATCAAGTGCAAGCTCAGGATATTCGGCAAGCTCAAGCTTATGATGCACGATCTTAGCTTCAGTTAGCCTTCCATATCGCTTACAAAGCTGGCACTGATAATGATCTCGCCTAAGTATGGCTTTCTTCTTACGTCTCCATGCTTTTGATACGTAAAAAGCTTCTGTCTCTTCTCTTGTCATATTGCCCCCTTCGATGAGCCAAATCCCCACCGCAATCGCTCTCGCAAGCACTCGCACTCTTCTTCCATAGCTTGCTCCCACTTTTCCAATTCGCGAGGGCAAAAAGGGAACAGGCAGAAAAAAAGCAACCAGGAGATTAATCTCTTGACTGCTTTTCACAATTTCACATTATCACATATTCAATTATTTTTTTTGGATAATTTCAAAAATCAAGCAAATTCTGCTTCTTCATCTATCTTTTTGCCTGATTTTATGATTAAATACCCATCTCCATCCAAGAAGATCTTATGGCTCCATTCGCCCAATTTGATGCTGACGTTTTCAACCTCATTATTGGTCACAGCTTTGACAGCCTCATTGAATAGAGTAATGGCTTCCGGACAGCCTTCAAATCTGTTAGCAATCCATTCCTTAGCTCTCTTGATCTTTCGCTCTCTGTTCTGCATGATTCTAGCATCTTGGCAATCACAATCCTTTGTTGCCAGCTCATCAGCTTCAGCCTGGCTGATCGGCTCATCCGGATTCCAATCTATGATCCTTGATTGACCGCAGAACTTGCAGCATCCTGTTATTGTTTTCTTCGGCATTTGTTACCCCCCTTCATAACACCTGCTGCCGGCTTCATTCATCGACTGCTGCCGGCTTCAATTTACTTGGTAAAGTTTAATTCATTTTCCATCTTAGCAAGATATGATTTATTTTTTTTAATGAATTACACTTTTTAGCCTTTAAAAGTTTAATTCATTTCAAATTGCAGCGCACAATCCCTTCCTGATCAGGTCAGATGCACGCTCTTCTCTCACACAGATTTTTTCGCCCTTTTCCACTCTTCTTCCTAGTTCCAGGTCCTTGTATGTTTTCAAAGCTTCGATATTTACTGCATTTTGGCTTTGATAATTCTCTCTACAGTGAGGAGTTCCAAGGATTTCAGCCCATTGCTTTTTCATTGGCTCGTTTGAATGAGCATACATAAACACAGGCACATCCAAGAGCTTCCTGACATCAAAATTCATGTCATATGGCACGATATAGCCTGATACTCCATCCTTGACTCCCTGCTCAATAGCCGATTCAAATGGAGTCACAATCACAGGAACGTTATTGATCAAAGCTTCAAGAACGCTGTAAGAATAAGCTTCTTCGTTTGACAGCTGCACGAGATAAGTTGCTTTTTTGATATAGCTCTGAATATCCAGCGTTGAAGGCATATTAATAAAATGCTCTGGCGCTCCACTTAGCTTTGTATCACTAAAATTCAGCCAAATGTAAGGAATATTGCTCTCTTCGAGCATCCTGGCAAGCTTGATCATTCTTGAATCATTCTTGCCCTTGTCTCTTACTCCGACTCTTGTGGCAGATACGAGCATCAGAGCTTGTCTTGCATCTCTATGGACCATGTTATTAATCACTATTCCGGAAGCTGCATCTGCTCCCCATGAGTCTTTGGAGGCTTGAGAGACGTTGACCAGGATATCTCTGTCTTTGGGAATCTGCAGATTGTTCTGCCTGCAGCAATGGCAGACTTGAACTGATTTCTTGAAATACACATTCTTAATCTGATCTGTAAGTCTGTTCAGAATAAGCGTGTCACAGGCGAATTGAAGCTTGTCTGTGTATTGCATAACTCTGACATATCTTGCCAATCTCTCGACCTGTTCTGAGTCGATTCTCTCATAGAGCACCAATATGTCATAAGACGCTGCCATTTCCCTGCAGAAGCTGTAAAGAAATGTTGTAATGCCACCGACTCTGTTAGCAAATTCGCAATACAGAATCACTTGTGCTCTGATCGGAGCTTTGATCAATATAAACTCCTTCAAAGGCTCTCCTCTCAGCTCATGTCCCCAAATTCCAAAAGGTTTATGGATTTGGCAATATCTTCTCATCTCAGGAATATCACACTGCTGTGTCAGCAGCCAGACTTCATTTTTCTGATCTTCTTGCTTTATCTCTTCAAGAAGATCCATCCGATCTGCTGCCACATATGGAACATGATAAACGATTCTCTTTGTTTTCATGAGGCCCTTCTTGAAGCGCTTAATCTTGGAATTCTCAACTGCTGTGCGATAGAAATACATATACTCAGAGATTGCTCCATGCTTAAATCCGGCATCTTTGAAGATATAGCCGACCTTCCTGGAGAAGTCCTCGTCCTCAGTCGAGTCTTTCATCTCATTGAACCTCGTATCTCCAATAAAGGACCTCTTGAAGGCTCTTGTGCAAACAGATGGATTCGTGAGCCATTCTGCATCACTCATGAGCCTATGATCATGCTGAGCGCCTTCCTTGCTCAGCGATCTCCACGAGAAGTCTATGACATCATATCCGCCTTTGATCTTCTCCAGGAGAGTTTGAATAAAATAATGCGGAATCATATCATCTGCATCTATGAATGAGACATATTTTCCGACTGCCTTATCTAGTCCGAGATTCCTTGCTGTGCTGCATCCACCATTTTCTTTCCTGTAAACCTTAACGAAGTCATATGGAGCTAGATATGGCTGCCTGCTGCCATCATCAACCACTAAAACTTCAACTTCATCTGTGATCTGAGGCTTAAGACTATTGATGAGCTCATCGATGTATGGCTCTGCATTATATGCTGGAATTATTATCGAAAGTTTTATCACTTGATCCCCCTGCTGCCTTTTCAGGCTTCACTATATGCCATTTTCTGACATACCGGACATTTAGCTTCTGCTGTTATGCCATCTTTGATATATGCGATTTGGTCAGATGCGCTATATTCCCCACTGTCCGCCTCGAACACTGTCCTACAATATGGACAAACAAAGACTTTTGTCTTTTTCGGTATCGTTCCACGCTGAATAATTCTCATATTTTGAACCTCATTAAAAATTCCTCGTTGCTGATTATTTCCTTTTTCAGGAGCTTTCCGCAGTCAGCACAGAATGTGTAGACCTTTTCTGTATTTAGAGCATGAAATTGCTGAATTGGCTGCTTGTACTCGACATTCTTATGCTTGCAGATCATCTGCTTGATTCTCTTTTTTATCATCTTCTTTGTTCAACTCCAATTCTAGCTCTCTAGCAAGAGCATTGACTCCGTCATTGTAAGCCAGGATGTAAAGAAGCTTTTCTTTATCATCCCTTATGCTGTAATCATTTTGATTATTCTCGATGAGATTATAAGCAACCTCTTTAATCTTCTGAATTGTCATCTTCCAGCTCCTTATCCCACTTAATTGCCTGTCCGCAGAAAGGGCAATAGAAATATTCATCGTACGGATATTCATAGTTATGACCGCATCTTGGACATATCCACGTATCATATACAATCTCGTCAGTCCCTGGTGCATATCCGTCACCTTCCAATTCCGGAGCTTCAGGAATCTGCTTCGATAATGCCATGTTGCAAAATTTCATTGCAGCCCGCATCTCCGGTGCCTGTCTTTTTTTAAACATCCTGTTCACTTCATCCAGATAGTCTTTTGCATCTTTGAAATCATTAATCTCCATTTTTCTGCTCCTCATGTCTTTTAACTGATACGCTGGCATGGTATTGTTCTCCTTCGTGAACAAAATCAAATTCACATTTGATCTCTCCAGCATTGTATTTCTTTATATCTTCTACGAAGTTTTCAAATTTGATTTCCATTCTTTTCCCTCTCTTCCTTGATCATGTCCATCAGCTCCATTTCGTATTGCATTAATTCAATATTGTCCTTCCTGAGCTTGAATATCTCCGGATTGATATACAACGAATGCGTCAGCCAGCCTTCAACAAATGAGCATATTACCCAAACAGCAAACGTCATTGCAAAATCATATTCCTGATCAGCTGCATATCTGCCGATCTTCGCTCCTACGAAGCAAGCAAACAGGATTGCTCCACCATATCTAAAAAATATCTTTTTCATTTCCATCTTCTACCTCTCTCAAAATCTGTTTAATCTCGCCTATAACACAGTTAAAGTCTTGGAGATTTTCACGTATTTCATCCAGAGTTAATTGATTGTAAAACATATTGTCAACTTCTTCTCTATCCTCTGCTTGAAACACTTGTGTTATATCTTTTAGATTTAATATAGCCTCATGCTCTGTCATTCCCTTCTTCTACCTCACTTTCTGCCTTGTATTCTTTTGGTAATGGCATCCATGCTATCGGCTTTTGCACTACCCAATCCAAGTCCATCCAATCCTTATAACTATTTGGGTTTTCTGCTTTAGATTTTCTGTTACCCCAATATCTGCTTACACCATAGTTCCCGTGATCTCCCCAAACTAACACATAATCACTCGGCTCAACATATCCATCATCACATATAAACTCTTCGGGCAACCTCTCACTAACAGGAATCCATCTTGGATCTTGTGGTACTGAGGGCAATGTTTTTATATTATTGACTTGGATTTCATAAATGGTATTTAAGAGCTTTGCTATATCATCCATGTGTTTGCTTACACCTGGCTTAAATTCAAAGCACTTAATATCATAATCCAATGCTTTTATCGCACTATCACGGATTATACAATCCGACTCTCCAAAATCCTTTTCGAGTTCTTTCGAGTTTTTATCGAGTCCACTCGAAAACTGTGGTGTTATTTCCACTTCTGTTCTGTACTTGTCAATAATCTGCAATCCCTTTTTAAGTCCATCAGCATAGGCTTGTATCACTTCTTCGCCTGTTCCGCTATGGGATAGCATTTCTTCAAACATCTCGGCTCTTATCTTGTCAAGAATAGGTGCTTGCTCTAGGGCTTCTAATGCCAACTTATTGTATTTTGCACCAAAAACCTCATTTTCAAGTTTATTCTTGAAACAATTTATGGCATCTTCTCGTTCTTCTCTTGTCATTCTTTTTTCTCCTTAAGCTGCTGCTGTGCCAGCTCGAAAGCCAACAAATACAATTCAATAATTTCAGTCTTTTCTGCTCCGATATCGCTGATATATTCAAAACAGTCCGGATCAATTTCTGACAATATCTCATAAGCCTTTGAGCCTAGTCCTGTTCTAGTATAAAAATCGTCAAGAATCTCCTCTATTTTCTCTTCACGATATTCCTCATCAGATTCCCATTCATAAGGCGATTCGATCTCATAATCTTTAAAACGTTTTTCAAGCTCTTCCTTTGCCTTGTTAAAATCGTACTCATAGAAGTCTCTGCTGTGACAGACAACTTTGCTTTCAAAATATCCAGGATTGTGAACAAAACCCTCAAACTCCTCATAGCACATATTGTTGTAATTTGATGCTGTGAGGCTTCCAAGATCTCCTGAGATATGCAAGACGCAGCGATCTTCTTCAAACAAGAATCTGATTCGATAATTGATGCTGTCAGGATTTTCAAAATCCAATATAGTGATATTGTCATATTTCCTCAGAGTGGCAATATGATCCTTAAAATGTTCTTTTTGTTTTTCAATATTCATTCTTCTTTTGGCAGGATCCTGAAGCCAAGCTTGAGCTCAAGAAGTTCTTTCCCATAATCCAGGACAACAATTGCTTCGTTTCCGTTGCCCTTGATGTAAATCTCTTCAACGTCCTTAATGAAACCTTCAGAGAACATCTTTTCAAACTCGATCTTACTCATGTCCTGCCTCTCCCTTCCGTCATTGCGACATATTGGCCATAACTCATGCCTGCTGCCTGTGCCTCTCTCTGAAGCTGAGTCAGCTCTTTGGCTTTGCTTTTTGGCATTTGCTTTTCAATTCTTTTTCTCAGAGCATAATCTGCACTGTGATGATCACGCTCCTCTTTGTTTAGTTTATAATTTTTTCTGTTCAGGTCCCTGATGCGCTGAGCTTTGCATTCAGGAGAACAGACAATCTTCTTCAGTCCGCCTCTGTTTGTCGGAGTGAATTCTTTACCGCAGATGATGCATTTCATGTTTAGCCCCCTCAAAACGTTGATTTTTCTCACTCTGCAATCGTTTTTGTTTTCTCAAAAACGCATAAATACTAGATTTTTATTTATCGACTAGCTTGCAAACTAGGAACAAATAAGCAATCAGAGCAATCACGACTCCGATCACGCATCCAGCAAGCTTTAATACTGCAAGCAAGATTTCCATTTCTTACCTCATTTTTTCCTGCCATTTTCCGTCAATTTTTGCCTTGTTTGTATCTTTTTGATAATTTATCCGTCTGAAAGCAAAAATTAAAAATAAAGGCAATTTTCGCAGATTTTTGGCTATATCAAGAAACCAATAAATTAATTTGCGTTTTTAAATATATCTTTCCAGCTCATCTGTTGCCTTCCTGCGCTTCTTATAAACCCAATCGGATGAGTAGCCCAGCTTATCGGCTATGTCTGATATGGCCATATGGTCGATATAGCACAGCGTCAGCACTGTCTTGTACTCCTCTTCGCTCAGTTTGCTTATTACCTTCTCAACTTCAACAATGCGCCGAGCCTTCTTATAGGCGATATCAGCCATCTTGACATCAATTTCGTTGATCTCGCCACAGATCTTCGAGAGCTGATCTTCTGGCGAGCTCATGACCTTGTCTTTATCGTATCGAATGCCTGAAGGCAAAAGACACGTCTCAAGAGCTCTGCGCTGTGATTGCAGCCTAAGAAGCTGCAAGTCAAAAACTCTGATCGAATTTAAAAAATTGAACACCTCACTTTTCATTGATTTTCCCCCTTCATATCTTTTTGCTAGTACTCACGCTTAATTTTGACATCCTGATCGTTCCTTCTCAGCGTCAAATGGATTCCGGTCACTTCCTCAGTGTTGTCAATAATCTGCTGCCAGGTAATGACTCCATCGTTCAGGAGCTCTGCTCCATCCTGAAATGCATCCATGAATTTTTGCAGCCTGTCATGCCCAAATCCAAACTTATCATGCAGGATGCCCATGCTCATGCTCATGACGGTATCAAGCATCATGTTCCTCATCTGAGAAGTGGCTCTTTCCATCTCCTTGTGTGACACGTTGATGCTCATGCCAGAGCAGCCACGCTTCTTGATCTCTTCCCTTAAGCCTTCAATGCCATCCTTGCTCACTATTCGCTCTGCATAAACTAAGCCTTCCATCCTGCCCCTGGCCATATCGTCAACCTTGCTCATTCTTTCCCTTCTCCTTGTCTTTTTTGGTGGACGTTTGGTGCAACTTGTATCTGATCTCATCAGCAGCAAGCAGAGCTGCAAGAGCTCCTGCTGCCAAAAAGATCACAAGAAGCACCGCCTCATCAATCGTCATTATCTTCCAGATCGATCTTGAAGCTTGTCGGTTCGTCCGGCCATAGAACATTGCCATCCTTATCTGTCTCGACTGTGGCATAGCCTTGCTCTTTAGAAAAAGCTTGCACCTTCTTCAGGATCGATCTTGAAAATTTATGAAATGTTTCATCAAATTCGTTTCTAAACTCCTGCAATTCCTTTTCAATGTCCAGCAGTTCAGCGATCTGTGAGCTATAACCCATATCCGTATGTAATCCTTTATTGTCAAACGCAGCTGTCATAGATAGCAGCGTTAGCTCTTTTCCGTCAAGCAACGTTTGCATCAAGATCTCTTTTCTCAGGCTTTTTGGCAAATCTTTAAATTCCGTTTTTTTCATTTTTCTCTCCCTTAGTTTTTTATAAATTTTCAGCAATCTGCTTTTCCAGATTGTCAAAATCATAATCATTACGCTTAATCACTCCGTCAGCTCTTGGCTTATTAGTCTGTTCTCTATCGGCCCAGGACCACAGGATTGACTTCCATCGCTTGATTGGCTTTCCTGTCTTAGTTACCCAACCACGCTCTTCATTCTTCTCATAGAATTTGACAGGATCGATTTTGAGCTTATGCTCCTCGACATATTTTTTGACCTCTTCCAAGGTTGGTTTTTTAGGCGGACAGTCAGCCGGTTTTTCTCTTGTCTGTCTGACTTTAGTATTTATATTAATTATATCTTTATTATTATCGGAACTGAGTTCCGCATCATGGGGAACTGAGTTCCGCATATGGGGAACTGAGTTCCGCATAAGTGAGGAACTGAGTTCCCCATCATCACTGCTATTATTATCGATATTAAAATCAGGAACTATCGCATTATAGATAGGTTTGTTATATCCGACATTCCTTTTGCAGATAAATCCTTTTAGCTGCAATTCGTTCAATGCTTTTCTGACACCTCGGTCAGTTGATCCGGTAAAATCCATAAGATACTGAATCGAGCCATAGAAACATCCTTGATTCCCCTGGCTAAATCCGTAAATGATTGCATAGATTTGCAAGCTAAGTCCTTTAAGACCTAGTTTTGTTAACATCCAACCCTCAACAACGTAATGGCTTGTATCTTTTATGAGTGTGCTATTGTCTGCCATTTTGCTTTCCCCTTTAAGTATGTAAATTTAAAATTTAAGTTCTAAAATTTTTGAATCTATTCTTCTTCATCGTTGACCTTATGCCATCTGTCCCAATTCAGCCGGACACCGCAGTTCGGACAGCGTTCTATGTCAATCTCTCTTTTTGAATATTTGCTATCGAAGAGCTCAAATTCATAGTCACAGTTGCTACAAATCGGATCGTCACAGATACCGATCAGCCCAACAGGATATACTTTTTCTTTTAGTCTCCAATACATCCATTTCGGCCTAGGAATGTCAAAAGGAACGTCTGTCGCAATTACTTCATGCCCATCATAATAAGCAGGACATACTGAATATCTAAAGTCATTAAAAAGCTTATATATTCCGCATATTTCAAGCCTGTCATATTGCGTTATGCCATCAGACTCTTCTATCGTTTTTTTAATTGGCTTCCAGCCATCTTCCGGCTTGAACCATCTAGGCATTTCTCTTGGCTCTTCAGCTGGTTTTTTAATATAATCAAATATGCTCATTTGGCCATCGCATTCGTAATGTTCTAAATTCTTACTCATATCCTCTAGCCTTCTTGATCGCTGCTGTAAGATCTTGCAGCTCCTCTTCGATATTGATTCCTACCGGTTGCAATCTATTTTTATGAACTTTTTGGACAGTTCCATCCTTCCGCAGCACATCAATTGTCATTCCATGAGCCTTAGTGACCACCGCCAAAGCATCAACATTGATCTGATCGGATGCTCTGTATGTCACTATGTCTCCAGGTTTATAAATAAAATCCTGCATTTTGCTCCTTTCTGCCTGAGCACGAAGGCTCAGGACTTTATAAGAGGCAATGAGATTTCTGTGATAAATTCCTCGCCTCAGAAGGTCATTCGATAAGCCAAAATCCAACTTCTTGCGATTCTTTTGCATCTTCTTGTGATTTTGGTTCACTACTTAAGTAGTTACTTAAGTAGTTCCGCTCAAATATCTGCATCCATTCTGTGTGTGAATGATTGCTCTCAAAAGCCTCTTGAGCAAGTCTTTTGAGATATAAATCATTTTCTCGATTCTTATGGACTGCCTCAGAGCTGCCTGTGTGATGCCGAAGGCATAGCCAGCACCAAAGCCCATATTTCTCCGAGAGCTTCCTGCCTGGATTTCCAAATATAATGTGATGCTTATGAAGGCCTGCTGCCTGGAGCGGACCATAATAAGCAACTTGTTCTGCATCTCTCCTGCACAGGAAGCACTCTTTTATTCCTTTTTGGACGATTGAAGCAGCCATTCTTGCAGCTCATCCTCAAATAAAATTTTCTTTCCCAGGCATCTCGCATAAGAATATTCAAAGTGAACTCTTACCGACTCATCCGATCCGTCCATGATCAGAATGAAGTCAGAGTCCTCAATGAGTCTTGCTGACATTTTGGCAATCTGAATCTGATCTGCTGCCGGCATCTGATAAAAGATCCTTGAAGGATTGATCACGTCAACGTCCTTGATCGTTCTTCTGAGAGTCAGTTCCAAATCAACAAATCTGTCGAAGCATTGGTCTGTCCGGTCATAGTTGCCGGATATATAGATTTTTTTCAGCTTCATTCCTTATCCCCCTCATAAAAAGCTTTTAAAATCTAGTTATTTAGTTTTCAGTTTCCGTCTCGCAGTAGCGAAAAATCAATGTTACCGCCAAGACTGTTTTATTTCCGTTTCTAGCTTAAGGAGCTCATGTTCCATCCATTTTTGATAAGAGCTGCCATCAAGCGGATAAAATTCGACTTGCTTTCCTTCAGATCGAACTGATATCTCAACCCAAGCAGCCAGATTCTTGATGTCTCTTCCTCTGATCTGCCAATTGGCCTGCTGCCACTTTGGAAGCATAAAAAAGTAATTACTAAGGTAATTACAATTTGTATATATTTTTAAGTCTGAAGGCTTGAGCCTTCTAAGCGCTTTGACAAGAGCTCTTAGTGCAAGCCTGTTTTCATTTACGTCTTTAACTGTTCCATAACCTGTCCTGGACACGATCTGCCCTTGGCTGTTCTCAGCATTAATGAGATAAAGATATCTGCCTTTTGATCTGATCGCAGGACCTTTTATTGACGTAATAATGAAGATTGATGTTTGCATAAAAATTTCTTGTTCGCTCCCAAAATTCGTGATAGAATACAGCTCGAAAAGAATCTAAAAAATCTTTTAATTTTTTCTCATTTGAGCAAGTCCGCACAACTTGCTCTTTTTATTTGCCATGAGCACGCTCTAAAAGTTCCGATATTTCAAGCGTGTCCTTGGCATATTGGCTCATATCTCCACCATTTTTATATTTCTTCAGGTTTGTTGAATCTCCGTTGTATCGCATCAAAATTTCTGCAGGATCATCTCCGTAGTTATCAAATAAATATTTAAGGAGCTGCGCTCCTGCTTCGATGTTGATCTCTGCATTGAAGATAGCTTCTGAATAATTCAGATTTTTATCTTCGGCCATTTCCTTTATGTGATTCTTATTGAAGCTGTTGGCCACATTTATCTGCATGAGACCGGAACAGGATGCATTTTTGACAGATGGAATGCATCTGCTCTCCTGCCATATGATCGCCTGAAGAAGCTCCGGACAGATTTCATATTTTTGGCCAACAATTTCAGTAAGCTCGATTATTTCTTCAGGAATCTCGACTCCTAAAAGCTCAAGAGCTTCTTCTGCTGCCTGCTGCCTTTTTTGCATCATGATCTGATAGGCAGGATCTTCAATCGTTCCGGATTCATATTCAATATTCACTTGTGTAGTTTGATTTTTGGCCACACTGACATGGCCTGAAATAATAGACTGCTGCGCATTCGCTGCACAAACGAATGGAAGGATTGCGATTCCCCCACCTGCAATCAATCTTTGAAGATAATTTTTTCTCACTTTTTATCCCCCTCTAGTAAAAAAATGAGCTTTCGTTCACTTTATTCATACCGTTTTTAGTTTGCCCTTTTCTCCTGGCTCAATAAGGTTCAGCCTCAAAAACTCCTGCTTGACTCTTGATCCGACATAATGCTCGACATCCTGATATTTGCGATCATCAGCCAATCGAGCAGCATTCTCAGGCTTTGAAGCAAATTCAATGAGCTCGCATATATAGTCGATAAGTCTGTGCTCTTCGTCCGGAGATAGGTTTACTTCAGTTCTCCTCATTATTTAGTTGTACCCCCTCAATAATTGTTTAAATGTTGGCCAATTCCTCCAAAGTGATGCCTAAGAGCTGACTGAGCTTCCTTGCTTCAGCAAAAGTCAACCTGTCAGGATCATTTATCTTCCTGCTCGTTGTGGTATGACTCAAGTGAAGCTTCAAAGCCAGCTCATCAACTCCGTGAATATGTCTCTGTCTGGCCAAATATAAAATAGTGTCCGCTTTTTTGCCTGTCCGACCTCTCATTTACACCTCGGCTTTCTCCTGCTCAAAAAAGAATTCCAAATTCACACCTAAAATTTCGCAAATCTTATAATATTCAACACAATCAATCTTCCTTTTGCCCTTGAGCAGATCTGTCATGACTGAAGGTGTGATGTGCAATTTTTCAGCAAGGAATGCATATCTGATTCCATGTTCGTCTAAGTACGTTTTAATTCTTAGTCCTATCATCTTAATCTCCTCTGTTTCGTTCCTGGTACGTTTATATCGTACTAGATTATATTACAATTTAAGTCCATGATTAGTCAATATCATTTCGTATTTTGCTAACAATATTCGTATTTTGTACGAAAAGTATGTTATAATCTTTAACGGAGGATTGAGAATATGACAGATGAAGAAATAAAGGATAATGTTAGAAAACAAATTACAAAATATAGAAAATTATCAGGATTAAAACAAGAAGAACTAGGAAAGCTTCTAGGACTAAAAAAGACAACAATATCATCCTGGGAAGTCGGAAAGTCCATGCCGGACGTTTGCACTCTTTATAAGCTTTCGCAAATATTTAATGTAAGCATTTCGACTCTTTATAATGCTCAGCTTGAAATCAATGAAGATAAGATCGTAAGAGCTGTTGAAGCATTAGATCGAATCGAAAAATATGGAAGGATCCTAAAAGCTTTAGATGATGAAAAATGATTGTATTGAATTCAAGGAGATTGTTATGAGTGATGAGTACAGAAAAATCTTTGTTAGGAAACTTGCATATTATATGCAGCTAAATGGCAAGAAACAGATTGATCTGATGCATGATCTTGGACTCAAATCAGCAACAGTTTCTTCTTGGTGCACAGGTAAAAAACTTCCTCGTGTGGATAAGATACAGCTTCTTGCTGATTATTTTCATATCGAAAAATCTGATTTATTAGAAGATAAAAACACTGATAATAAAGAAACGTTTGCACGCAATTTAAAAAGATTGATGGAAGAAAACGGAAAATCAAGGATGGATATCTGCAAAGCGCTGGACATTAAATATACAACGCTTACTGATTGGCTTAATGCCAAGACATATCCGAGAATCGATGCTCTTCAATTACTCGCTAACTACTTTCATGTTTCAAAAACTAATCTTGTAGAGGAGTGTAATTTTAGTTATGACTCTTTTTCTCTTTCAGAAGAAGAAAAAAAGATAGTCAAGGCCTGGAGAGAAGCATCAGAATCAGAGAAAAAATTGATATTATATGCTCTCAATCTTTTAGATATGGATGACATAAGGAAAATATTTGAAAGCCGGATGAAATGAGGAATTAAATGGCAAATATTGAAATTATAAAAAGATTATGCAAAGAAAACAAAATATCAATAAGCAAGCTTGAAACGGAATTAGGCTACGGCAATGGTTCAATAGCAAAATCGAGCAATATGTCAGCAGATAGGCTTAAGCAAATTGCTGATTATTTTGACGTTTCAATGGAATATTTAATAACAGGCGAACTTTCAAACAGCATCCTTGGCAACAAAATAAAGAGCTATAGGATTATGAATGACCTTAGCCAGGCAGATTTAGGAAAAAAGCTTTTTACTTCTGGCGCTTGTATTTCTTCTTGGGAAAGAGGGAGAACAGAGCCAAGTCTTGACCAGATTAAAGCACTTGCTGAGATTTTTAATATTCCAGTTGAAGATTTTATCAGTACTGCTGGCCAAGCTAATGATATTACAACAGATGAGCTTGATATTATATATGCTTATCGAAACGCTTCTCCTGAGATCAAGGGAGTCATAAATAAGCTCCTAAAATATTCAAAGAGAATCAATGAGCTTGATAAATTATTAAAATAGCAAATTCCTATATGGAATTTAGAGCATGAAGCTCAGAATTTCACTGATTTTATAAAAATCTGTGATTATTTTTTAAAATAATGCATTTTTTGTGCGTTTTTTGTTATTAAAATGGCCATAAGGACCATTATATGAACCAGATCGGAGCTCTGGAAGATCCTTTTCAAATTCCATATAAGGAATTTAGCTTCCTGAATAGCTCCAAAAAGCGCATAATTGCGTTATGAAAATTCGAGAGAAAAATATGCGCCAAATTGCTACTGAGTTTGTTAGCGTTTTGACGCAGGAAGGGGAAAAATGGCAAGAGTTGAGAAGCTGCCATCCGGATCTTATAGAGTAAGAATCTACTCTCACACTGACAAGGATGGCAAGAAGATTTATCGTTCATTTGTTGATAAGGACAAGCAGAAGGTCAAGAAGCTGGCTCATGAATTCGAGGACCATAAGACTGAGGCTTTATCCGGAGAGATTACAGTGGCCAGATGCATCGATGATTATATTTCATCTAAGACCGGAGTCTTATCTCCGTCAACGATTAAAGGCTATAGACAGATTCAGAAGAAGTATTTTGATTCGATCAATGAAATGTACGTCTCAAGAATCACTTCAAAAGATATCCAATATCTAGTCTCAGAGCTGTCACAGACAAGATCGGCCAAAACCGTGACAAATATCTATGCTCTTTTGATGTCAGCTCTGGATCAGGTCAGCGATAGAAAATTTAAGGTCACGCTTCCGGTAAGGACTAAGCCAGCTTATAAGATTCCTGATGATGAGGATGTGATCAGACTGATTGAAGAAGCTCCTGAAGATATAAAGCTCTGTATTGTCCTTGCAGCCATCTGTGCAATGAGAAGAGGCGAGATCATGGCCCTCAAATATGGAGACATTCTCCGTGAATTTGAGTCGATCTATGTCCATGCCGATATGGTACAGAATGAGCAAAAGGAATGGATTTACAAGCCAATGCCAAAGACAGCAGCCGGAATCCGAAGGATTAAAGTCTCGAAGAATCTGATCAGCATGATTCCGGACGGAGATCCTGATGAATTCATTTTCAAAATGAATCCAGGAACAATGAGCCATAAGTGGCACGTACTGAAGAATCGCCTGGGCATTGATTGCAGATTCCATGATCTGAGACATTATTCAACGTCTGTCAGAGGATATCTTGGAATTCCTGCAAAAGAGACTCAGGCTGTCGGTGGCTGGTCATCACTTAAGATGATCCAAGAAGTCTATGACAACCGAATTGAGAGCAAGTCAATCAAATACACTAAGATGGCAAATGATTACTTCGATGAGAAGATTCTAAAAACAAAAGAGCAGGCTTGAAGGCCTGCTCTTCTGCTCGTATGAATTTTTTTCGGGAGAAAAAATGCAATCGACTTATAAGGGGAAGTCGTTTGGATTAAATTCATTATATCAATAAAACAATTATAATTTTTGGATAATTTCAAATATGTCATGACATACTTTGTGACATATTTTAAGTTCTTTTTATGAATTTTGAGTTTAAAATATTAAATTCAGAATACAATAAAATACACTCTCAAAGCCTTGAAAAATCTGATAAAAATGAAAAGAGCCAGCAATGACGCTGACTCTCAAAAAAGTGGATCAGACGGGAGTCGAACCCGTTTAAGATTTATGCAATTTAATTCAGTTTAGTTAGGATTAAAGCGGATTTAAAAAGATTTACAAATTTACTCATGACGTACTTTGTGACATAATTTCAGACAGCACAAAAAAGCCTAGTGGAATGTTTAAGTTCCACTAGGCTTTTTCGTTAGGAGTATTTCTGGTTTTTTATAAAGCAAAAAATGAGTAGGTTGACTTCTTATTTATTATACCATTTATTGATATTCAGTTATTGCTTTTCTGGTCGCAGGACCAACTTTTCCATCCTGTTCCAGGTTAAATTTTTCTTGAACTTTCAGGACAGCTGCAAGCGTATTGTTTCCAAAGCTGCCATCAATGGCCAGAGTGAGTCCAAGGATCCTGTTGATTTCATACTGAAGCCACTTGACGGAGGATCCTTTTGAGCCTTTTTTGAGAGTAACTGTTGGAACTTTGTACGGATTCGCAGCAGCCGATCCGGAATCCTCAAGATCATACTGAGTCAGATTGTATTTAGCGATAATATTCAGAACAGAATTGACTTCAGTTGAGCTGGTCATGTAGCCACAGTCCTTGATCTGCTGCATCTGAACTCTGTATTGCGTTTTCGTGACTCTCTTATAGACAGAACTATTCAGGAGCTCATAATAATTGAATACACACGCTTCCATATTTGGATAAGCTCTGAATGCAGCCTTGATGACTGTGTGAGTGCCGACTGTGTATTCCTCTTTAGTCTTGGACGTGAAAAAAGCTCCGTTCCAATACTTAGTCGCAGTCTTGCCTGTTCCGACCTTCTGGCCAAGATATGAATGATACTTGCAAGAGCCAGCAGTTCCATATGCCGATTCAACACAAGCCATTCCGATGCATATTGACGGATGGATCTTGCCAAGCTCCAGGAATGCCTTTTGAGCAAGAGGAGCTATCTCCGTTATGAATTTTTTAACTTGCTCAGATGATGCCATAAAATCACTCCTCTACTTCAGGAAGGCCAGCGATTGAGGTAAGGATTGAAAGAAAAGCTGCCAAAAGAGAGGCTGAAATGACCAGCTTCCAATCAACAGCTTCAATTACTGCTGTAGTGCCAATGGTTGCAATCATCGTTTGTGCAAAAGTCTTGATTGCACGAATACCAGCTGCTCTGAGCCAGCTTTTAGTGTTATTTTTAATTTGCTGCATATGAATCTCCTTTCAGGTTTTATGCGATAAAAATATGTGCAGGTCCTCTTTAACTTTCTTAAGATCGTCAGATATTTGTTTGTTCTCAGTAAGACAATACTGCACTTCAAATTCGATGAGTGCCAACGTTGACCTGATCAGGACCTCAAGAGCCTCGTCCTGGGAACGAAAGCGATCATTGCCCTGGAGAAGTGACTTCTCCGCTTCGGCCATTTTGACCTCAAGAGCCTGGACACGCTTCTCTAAGGTCGTTCTTGGCTTAGTTAAGAAGATATAGAAGCCATACAGAATGATAATAATGTTGAACAGAGTCAGAACCAGCTGCGCAATTTTGATAATTACATCCATAAGGTTGCTCCTTGATTAATGAATCGATTAATGTTATATTGGTCGAACGACAATATTACTTAATTTGAAAAGAGTCATGAATATCTACGTTCATGGCTCTTTTCGCATTTTTAAAAGATCTGCTTATTAACTTCATAAGTTACCATTTTGTGCTCCTTTCATTTACTTTTTTGATATAAATTAAAAGAGCCATGCTTAGCACGACTCTTTTTGTGTTTTTCTCTGCCGGATCAGCTCTTGTATCTCGCTGATCTGTGTATTTTTCTTCTTATCATCCTCAATATCGAGCATTTCATCGCTCCATATGATTCCCTTCTTTGCATCCTCGTCTCTCATTTCTTTGAGATATCTGTAGAAAGTTGTTTTTGTAATATTGGCCAAAGTGTAGGTCTGCCTGGCATTCAGGAAGCCTGTGTCAAATATCTTGTAATATTTTCTAATGATCCTCTTGGCTCTTTTTTGTTTCTTTGAGACAACTTTATCGCCTTTTTGTCGGCCAACCTTACTGCCCATGAGCTTTGCTTGTTTTAATCCTTCAGATGTCCTTTGAGCTAAGAATTCACGCTCTTTTTGTGCGTGTTCAAAAGCTAAAAAGATCTGCTTTTCTGCCACGGCCATCAAATAATCGTTGAGGCCAGATATTACTGTATCAATCAAACGAGCTGTCTCATTATCCATCTGATTTGTATCAATATTGATCTTGCGCTCACTAGCCTGTCTATATATGCTACTGTTGATATGAGGCTCTTTGAGGAATTCAAGCTCAATTCCGAGATTATAGAGCTCTTTATATTCCTGGATTGCCTCTTCTGCATTCCTGGAGAACCTGCTGACCTCATCAAATACAAGCTTGTCAACTATACCAGCTCTACATTGGCGGAGTAGCTTATTCCATTTTGGCCTGTTGTCAGTCGAGCCTGTATAGACTTCTGAAATGACTACAATATCCGGATAAGCAGCCTTCAGGTTAGTGATCTGCCTATCAAGATTCTGCTTAGGAGTTGAGACTCTTGCATATCCTACTATCATGTTTAAATCTCCTTTCCGTCTTTTTTTGAAGTTTTTTTACTTCTTTTCAAAAGCTTTTTCGGAGAGTTTAAACAAAAAAATAATAGCCCTTTTTAACTGAACAGACAGATTACATACATATACAGCCAGCGCTGCTCGTTCTGGAAAGACTGCTACTTTCACATTTGACATTAGCGATATTGATACAAATGGTAATATTCCTATTTCAAACATGGGGATTGGTGTAATGTCATGGTCTTCTACTGTAGAAAACAATACATGGGCTGGATATTATAATCCGAGCAATTTTAAGATTGTCAGCAATCAAAACGGAACGGTTACTGCAACTATTTCTATTACAGGAAACCTACAACGACCATGGTATATGACCGCAAATTTATATGTCTGGGCTTGATAGTAAAAATGTAATAAGTAACAATCAGAACTAACGGAAGTAAGTTACTTATAAATATACAACTCATTGCGGTTAAATTGCCCAGTATGTTGCATTGTGTATGCCCGAACCTAAATATTTATAACTAAAGCCAGTTGATGTTGGAGTAACACTGAAGTTACCACTTGTTTCAACATTAGTACCATTATAATAAATATAATTTCCCCCTCCCGAACCTGGCATATAAACTACAACCAATATAGGCTGATAACCTAAAACAACAGAAGCTTCTGTTGTTTTAAATGTAATAGTATCTGTTTGTAGTTCAACTGTTCCCCCAGATTGTTCTCTTACAAAAGGCATAAAAAATCCCTTCCTTTCTAGTCCCATGGTCAAAAAATCAACGTCTAAATGGGACACTTTTTGACGTTTAGAAATTCTTGTAGATGATACTGATTTGATGATTAGCTGTCTGAGCGCTATATTCTAGTGTAAAAGTAGTCCCTGAAAAGCTCCAACTTTCATGCTGGACTTCCGGATCATCTGAATAAATATCGAAATATGTATCATTTGTGAAAAGTGCATTTGTAAATGAAATCGAAGTGTCTCCGGCTGCTAAAGTTCCAACCATACGTCCGCCCATGCTTGTTCTCGTATAAACCATCGAGATGCCTGTGACCTGTGTTGCATTGGCTGTATATGTAGCAATGATCATCTCGCATACTGTTCCGGACAGATTTATGTCCTCATATGTTGGAGTGTACGGAGCAAGCTCAGACTTGACTGAGATCACATCGTCTGTGGTTGTATCAAATCTTACGATGATATATCCTGTGCTGTCAGAACTTGGAAGCTCAACACTCAAAGTCATTGCATCTGTAGTGAAATCACGTCCTTCCATGATTCCGTACATAGCAGGAATTGACACCTGATTCGCTCCAAGTGATGAGATTGTGATGTCTGCGAAAAGACCATCAACAGGGAACATCTGTCTGTATAGATTCGCATCTTCTGCAGGAGACACGTTTGAGCCTGATGCTCTAATAACTTTCGTTGCCATAAGAACCCCCTAATTATTGAAGTTTAAAAGTCATAATAGTTCCGCCAACAGCAGCTGCTGCTTCTGAGACTTCGGCCCAGGAAAAAAACACTTTTCCATTTGATGCAGTCTTACTCCAAACAGCTGTGAATGTATCATTTCCATTAGTCTGATATGATTTTAAAAAATTTCCGGCACTTGATTTGATCATATAAAGCAGCATCTTATTTTCTCCTTTGCATTTTTAGAATTGAAGTCAAATCTGTTCTGATATAGCCAAACACAAGCTTCAAATATCGCACGTTCACTTCTTCAAAGCCTGTGAGAATAGACTTGTAAACAACTCCGTCCGGTGTGATCAGATTGTATAGCTGGCCAATAGATCCAACAGGAACAAGCTTTGAATCTGCATTAAATGTAACTATGATCTCGTGATTAAAATCTGTATTAATCATTGATGCCTGGGCATCTTCGAGAGCTACTTCAGCAAATGTCTTTTCAGCTCCTTCTGTGTCATCAGCTTGAGCAGTTTTTTCTGTATAAGTAACCGGAATAAGCCTATTTGCTGAATCATCTGTGTCTATTTGGCCATCACTGTGAAGATAATATGTCACAGTGTCTGTCACGTCAGCTTCGTTGTAGTATTTAATCTTATTGAAGTTGCCTTCAATAGTGTGAATGTCGATTGAAAAATCAGGAGTGTCCGCTATTCCAAGCTTTAAATTCCAAACACTTGAAGTGTCAATCGTTGAAATCACGCAGCTGACAGCCTTATTCACGAAGTCAACCGACCATGTGAAGATGATTCCATATTTCTGCAGGAGCTCTTGAGCAAAAGTGAAAAGATTTAACGTTTCAAGAGTTGTTGTTCCATCTTCTGCAGGTTCAGATTGCCTTTGATAAAGAATCATCGTTTCGCTGGAATGACTGCAGCTAAAACCTTGAATATTCTGATATGAATCATCTCCTTGATATAATGCAAGGAGTTTTTCACAGAACCAGGCTTCGACTGAAGTAGTTTCAAAGTCATCAGGATTGATCATTAAATCGACATTTAAACAGCTCATGAAGTGAATGAAGGATATTTTTGTCAGATGCTCGTCATATTCTACTGATGAGACGATGCCATGCAAGTAGATTTTTCCGTTTTGGCGAAGGCAAACATAGTCACTTATTGAAGCATCAACGATCTCTGGGATCGTGAATGTGCTTGTCTGTTCTGTTAAGTAATCAATCTTGATGTCTTTTTCTGCGATTGCTCCAAACGATTTGAAATTAAAATTTTTATCATAAAGTTCAGCTCTATACCGTATCATATTCTTCTAATAGCTCCAAATATGCTGTGATATCGCTCAGAGATTCCTCTTGGATTGTAATTTTGAAATGTCCAGGCGGAATATATAAAAAATTCTCCTGATCAATGGCAGCATCTTGATAGAGATTTTCTAAATATGTGTTTTGAATTGTATATTTAGCAATCTCAAGATTGTCATCGCGTGAATTAATAATAAGCTGCTCTCCGTCACTAATCTCAGCCTCGACTGATCCTGCCGCAATTTGTTCATTATTTTTTGAAAGCGTCCAGGATGGATTGAGGCAATATCCTCTGATATATAACACGCAAGGGATATCGTTTGGACTATTGTTGTAACCCTCAAGAATTCCTGATAATGAATCAAAATAAGTATAATCATAAGTATAAGGATATCTTTTGGCATTATCGCCAAGCGGCTTTGAAGTAATAACTGATCGTAGATTATACCATTTGGAAGTTCCTGCGAACGTGATCGGGCAAATCAGCCTGTTGTTTTCATGACTAATTTCAGATTTATCAAATCTTGAAATATAGCAGTTGAGCCTGTATTCTGTATCAATTGGAATATATACAAGAGTCAGTGGCTCTGTTTGAATGAACATTGCAA